ACAGTTCAAAACCGACCCTCAGATTTCCCTTCACGTATGTTCTGCGAACTCTTGAAAAGATTGCGTCATTTTCCCACGCTGTCTTGATGCCCTCTTCGACGAATACAGGGACGTCGACGTACCCATCCGTTTCGCCTCCGCCTTCAGCGTTGGTGGACAGTATCTTTCTACACTCCTTATCATCGCCAGTCTTGAGATATTCAGCATAAGCGTCGATATATTCCTTGCTATTTCTGATTTCTTTTACGTCCATTGTTATCTCTTCCTTTTCTTCGTTTGCGAACGACTTGACAGCGATGCCCTCCTCGGCAGCCGCCTTGCGTTCTTCCTTTGCCTTTTCTGCTTCTGCCTTGATTTCGGCTTTTCTCTCTTTCAGAGCCCTTACTTCTTCTTTCAGCTCGTCAAGGTTTTCAGCCGTATCAAGCTCTTTGTCTATCTCGGCCATTCTTACATCAATGTCCTCGATAGTCATAGTTTTGATGTCCATGTTAAACCTCCATCATTAGTCTTATTTTCTCGACTTCTTTTTGATGCTCTATGGCTCTCAGTCTCTCCGCCTTACACTCAGCGATGACTCCCTCGCCAAGTGAACGAGCCGAAATTTCAGTAGCGTCATTAGCCGGCAATGACACTGCCGAAACATCATACAATTTAGCTATCTTTGTGATAGTTCTCATAACTGTGGTCTTGCCCTCTTCGTAGTCCTCGATGATTTCCCGCTTTTCCTCAGCTACTTTGAACCCGAAACTCATCTTGTCCGTGTATCCGCCTTTTATCTCCTGGTAAAGCTGGCGGCCTATATCTGTACCACCTAACAGCCCAACAGAAAAGAGCCCTTTGTCGTCGGGCTCTACTGTCAGCGTATTGTTTTTGGTTCTCGCAAATACTCTGCCTCTGTGGTCATACTGCATGATAACGTCGCTCATGTCACAGCCATCAAAGGCTTTAGCGTCGATTTGTTCGATCACTTGATAGTCGGGCTCGCTGTAAAGTACGTACGGGGTGTCGAATACTGTAGCGTATCCCTCGACCCTCATGTCCTCAGCCTCGCCCTCGGCTCTTATCTCGTAAAAATTACGATACTCTCGTCCGTTGTCTAACTTAGTTCTCAGTTCCATCATTATCCCCCTCGTTTAACTTATCCTCGCCGTTGTAGTATTCGCCTCTTATCATGGTATTGTCACCGCCCTCAATAGGTGGGTAGTTGAATAACTCTCTGCCCTCGTTGACAGTGAGCATACCTCTGTCACCTAACTGCTGGACCAGTGATACTTTAGCGGATGTCGGCATATACTGAAGCCTGTTAGCGTTCGCCCTGATCTCTGAGCCTTGCGTCTGTTCCCTCAATGTAAAGGTCATCTTGGTCAGCACTTCAGAAAGCTGGATGCTGAACGGCTCAATCTTTGAATTGAAAAAAGCGTCAAGGTCATCACCCAGCGCCTTACCTTGCATTACATCCTCATTCGTCCCGAAGTAGTTGAGCACGTTGGTCTTTATCTGCGAAGCTTGTTTCTCGTCCACTGTGTACGGTGTTGAGTTGATCTGTCTTATATCGCTCCACGTATTCGGGAACAACAACACCCCGCCCTCGCCTCTAAGCGACTCCTGAGTAAATCTTTTCTGTTCTTTCGCAAGGTCGGTTGACTTGTTAAAGTTATTCAGCTTCGCCATGAACCTAAAAGTATTTGACTGGGTGACTGCTTCTTTTATCGCCTGGTCGTTTATCTCGATCATGTCCATTGTGGACTTGAGCGCTCTGTGGTTCTTCTCGCCAAAGAAATCATCTTTGTACTGAAATTTATTCATTATCCCGCACTCAGCCATACGCTCGCTCGCCATCTCGCCGTTTGCGAACCTGTAACGCAAATACGGCTCGCCGTTAAAATCGACGATTTCGCACCTTGTAGGGAGCAAAGGGTAATAACCCTCGATTTCTCCGTATTCGCCCTTTATAGGGACGATAAAAGCCGTATTTTGGGCTTCTAAAATGGTCGCCAGTCTGTAAAGGAACTGTGACCACGTTTGAAACTGGTTCGGGCCGTGTTTGATAAGCCTCTGAAACTTCGGTCTTGCCGTCCCCATAGCTTCTACTTTCAGCTTCGACGTATGACGCGCGATAGAGTCTATCGCAGACCTCACAAGCGCCGACTCATATACAGCACCATCCCACGAATGGAATACCGGCTGGTACGCTGTCAGCGTTTTCCAGTATGCCCCAGATACCGGGGTATCCCGTCCAAATAATCTGTCAAATAATCCCATACTAATCCTCGTTCTTTAACTGTTCGCCTATGGTCTCGTACCATTTCTGACGAACGCACATAGCATCTAACAGCGCGGCGGTTCCGTCTATATGTACAGACCCCGCCACTTTCTCGATTTGGCATTTATTGTTTGATACGTGCAGTTTGAGTGCCGTATCAAGCAAATGTATCTTTAAAAGCGCATTGTCGCCGCAATGCAGATGACCGTCTTTTATAGTCCCCTCTGTCTCTCTTATGACCGGGGTGAGGTTATGCCCTTGGTAAACGTCATCCATGTGGAACCCGTATTGCTCCATATCCTTTACAAGGTATTTGGCGCTGTATCTGTCGTATCCGACCTGAAGCGGGTATATCTCGTAATTCTCAACAAGGTCAACGAACCACTTGAAGCAGTCCTCGTAATCTATGAAGTTCTCGCCGGACGGCTGTAAGAACCCCCGTTCTATATACGTCTGGTACGGTATGCCGTCTCTGGCGGTGGCTTTCTCTACCGCTTGCGCCGGTATGAAGAACTTGCTGAACACATACAGCTCGCCGTTCTTCTCGATCACCGCGCAGCATGAAGTCAAATCTGTGGTCTGTGACAGGTCTATACCGCCTACGCAGTAACTGTTACGGAACTTGTCAAGGTCTAACGGCTCGCCAAAGCACTTATTAACGTCCTGAGTATCGAGCCAAGCCGTTGAGCTGTTCTGTTTGATGTTGCAGTATTTCGTCAGAAACTCCGCCTTTTTACTGAGAGACCCCTCGGCGATCGCAATTTCCTCAAGCAGATAATCAACGCTTATTGACACACCTAAATTAGGGTTAGCCTTTTGAAGCTCGTTTATATTGTTCCATTCCGATATATCATCTATCTGATATATGAACGGCGCTAACCTGTGCTCATGCGAGTCACCCAGCAAAAACCTCGTTGACCTCTTTATCAGTTCGTCGTATATGCCGTCGTTGATGTAGCCCGCCGTCGATATGCTTATAAGTAACGGCTGCGTCCTTGCGCCGAATGACGACTTGATGACCTCGTAAAACTTGAGCCCCTGGTCTCCTTGCCATGATGCTATTTCGTCAGCGATACAGCATGATATATTGAGTCCGTCTGATTTCTTATGATTGAACGCTAACGGCCTTGCGCTTGAGTTTGTCTCGGCGATGTATATGTCAGTTCGCCTCTTTTGAGCCATGCGGTCAAGTACCGGCTCCTTGTATATGATCTGACAGAAAGCGTCAAAGCAAAGCGCCGCTTGTTCCAGCTTCGGAGCTGAGAAATAAGTTCTCGCTCCGTATTCGCCATCTATAAACGTGCAATAAGCCGCTATTGCAGCCGCGAATAATGTTTTGCCGTTCTTTCGTGCCACTATGAGCACGATCTCACGAAACTGCCTATTGCCGTCCTTGTCCAGTATGCCGAACACCACAGACAAAAAAGCCTTTTGCCACAGCTCCAGCTTTATCTTGCCGGGCGCAAGCTCGCCCTCATGATGCCGGCAGAAATTCTCAACGAATACGATAGACGCGTTCGCTTTTTTCTGATTGAATGTATACTCTCCGGACTCAAGCCCCTTGATGACTTTCGCATACATCAAACGGATCCACTTGCCGACCACGATAGAGCCGTCACTGATCGCCTGGTAGTATGACAGTATGTAATTAGTCATCAGCCATCAGCTCGCTCATCATATCTTTTAGGTTCTCGCCCTCGTTCTCGTCCTCAGGTCGTAACGTCTTGACGATATCTATCAGAGTCTTTACTGTCTGGTTCGCCGCTGTGGACGTCTTGTTATATTCCCCTATGGCGGGATGCGTGTAGACGTTCCCCCGTCCTTTCACGTACTCTTTAGTAACAAGCGGGCCCTCTTCGTTGATTTTCTCCTCCAGCTCGTCAAGTATTCTGATCTGCGTCTGGTATCTCTTGAACGTCGTCGCAAAAAAGTAATTGCTCTGTACCCCGTGCGACTCTGCTATCTGCAATATCTCGGCCGCTTGCTCTTTAAGTGTTTTCTTCTTTGCCATAATCTCGCCACCTCCCAAAAGCTATGATTAAATCCAAAAGAAACACGTTAAAAATCGGTAAAGTCTTGG